TATTAATAGTTACTTGTGGATATATCGAATGATCAAATGAATTTGAATAAACTATATCAGCTTTACCAATCCATTCATCTTTCACTTTTGCAAAATCATGTTGAATAGTCATTTCAAATTGCCATGCTGTTTCACTTATCTCAGTACCAATAATATAAGCGTTTGGATAATTATCTTTAAACCACTTTTGTTCTGCGCCACTACGTGTACCATGACATATTATAAAATTAGCGTTTCCTTTATGTTCACTAATTCTTTTTATTATTGATGGATGTACATACCTCCAACTTATTTTTTCTTTGTTTGCTCTTGTTTGTTCACTCACATATTCATCATAATTTTTATAATCATATACTTTCATAATTAATTGTCTACCTTTGCACTCGCTCTCCATTGATAACAAGACCAATATCTTGCTTTATGTTTTGGACCCGGGTTATCACAGTTGTGTCTTGCACGAAATGATTTTCTTCTTGCTGGATCATCTCGCTTAATGCTCATATTTGGATCACCAAATCTTACAACTACAACTTTACCGCTTGGACCTTTAACATACACTTTAAATTTTTTGTTAGGATTCTCTGAAGTTCTTATTGGATCATTTAACTTTACAGTCTTACCTTGATATTCGGCTTCAGTAATTTCTAAATCTTCATACAGATCATCACATTCACATATATCATCAATCTCTTCTTCTCTAAATTTTTTAAATTTATCCAAACTCATGACCTGCTATCCTTTTCATTTGTTTATTAAACTCGGCTTGCCCAGGCTTTGTCTTATATAATTTTTTTGTAAGACTACTATCCTTCTTACCTTTAATACGATACTTAAATCCTTTTGCTTTATGTTCAGGATCTGTAGTCTTTACGAGTCTTCTTTTATATTGAGCTTCATAAGATTCTGGACCTTTTGGTGCATCTGTACCTTCATTTTGCCCAGGTGTTTGTTTCTTCATTAACTTTACAGATTCGGGTGTACCATAATCATATTTGTATTCTGCAACTTCTCTACCTTGTGCTTTTTGCCTGAAATCTTTTCTCTTTTTCGCAGTCGTCGTTCTTTCAACGTCTTTTATCATAGAAGGTTGTTTAACAATCTTTCTTAATTTTTGTAATAAAGCTCCTGGCGTTTTGTCATCCATATACATGTCAGGTAAACCAGCAATTGAAACTTTGTAACTGCCTTCTTTAATATCTTTCTTTTGATTTACTTTTTTTCTAATTTTTTCGAATGTTGGTTTATCTCTATTTAACTCTGGTTTACTTCCATCTCTATTTTTTTGACCGAATAGTTTTAAAGTACTACCTGTAAGCTTTGCTTCCTGTGGTCCACGCTTAGCATCAAGATATGCGGCAATAGCCATATCCCTACGCTTCTTTTCGCTCTTACCTTTGAACTGCGGTGCCTTAGACTTCTTAAAGTCTTTGATGTATGAACCTATTCCATCTTTCGGATCTAGTGGCATTTCTTATCCTATTATGATTTGTTTGGAAACTTAATTCCGGGTTTAGCTGTCTTTTTAAATTTTCCAGCATCTTTAGTAGCCATGTGCGCCATTTGAGTTTGCTTATGAGCCGCGGCAGCTGCTTTCTTATATTGTGGTGAATCACCACCATGCTTTTTATGAGCATCCATAGCTTTTTGATGATGATTAGCAGCTTCGCCGTGATCATTTCCAGCGTAGTCGTGATCTGGGTGCCCGTCATTAGTTACTTCGTTTTCGTGTGCATAACTGTAAGTATCATGAGCTCTTTTCATTTCTTTGTGATAGGCTACATCTTCATTCATATTTTCTCTTAATTCAAAAAAGTCTTTCATCTTTATCTCCTACTTTGCTTTCATTGCTGTTTGCATGGCTTTCATGAGATTATTCATATCCTTTGAAAGAACCTGAATGTATCTACCTCTTTCACCATAGTTGATTTGATATCCTATACCACCTTTAAGACGAGTCTTAGTAATTTGTATTCCAAATTTATCATAGACATCTTCACCTTCTTGTATAGTTTCTTCATTATAATGTTTCTTAGCTCTTGCAATTGCATCTTTACTTGATGCACCTTTTCTCATTTCTGCGTTAGCATGAGTTTGAGCTTTATTTGATAACTTCGAAAACTCTTTATCTAGTTTCTTTTCATTTTCTAAAACTTCTTCGATAGCTTTTCTTAAACTCATTTCATACTCCCTATTTTCTTCTTAGTACCAAATTGTTTAGTGTCTGCTGGACTAATCATTCCTTTCATGCCTGCACCGGGATCAGCTTTACCGTGATAACCTTGTGCGTACCCTGGCTTCAACTTTTTAATCTTTCCACCTTTGGCTTTGAAAGCATCAATTGCTTTTTGATGTGCTGCCTTCTCTGCATCAGACATTGCTTCATTCTTTTTAAATCTTTTACCAATCGGATATGACAAAGGTCCCATAGATGTTATTTTAGTAGCTCTATCGATACCTGCAACACGTTTTGCTGCTTTACGTTCAGGACTTTTCTTATAGTCTTTAGTTGGTCCGCCTAATCGGCTTATTGCATCTGCAGTACCTTGTTGTTGACCTTTATGATAAACATCTCTTGAAGCCTTACCAATATATCTCATCGCAAGACCCTTTGATATTTCTTTTACTGTGGCTTCTGAAGCTGCAACTTTAGCTGGATTCATTTTAGCTTTAGCCATTTGAATACCTTTATTACGTTTTATCTGATTCTTGTATGCATCATCTCTAGATATTTTACCTACATCTGCTCGTACGTGCTTCTTAGATTTATCAGCATCTGCCTTTTTAATATATCTGTCTAATGTACTTTTTGATATTTCTTTAACTTGAAAATCATCTTTGATATCTTTAGTTAAAGTTGCTGCTTGGCTTTTATGAATGTTAACAGCTTTCTTCAAACCTTTTATAACATCTTTTACTGTAGATTTATCTTTATCATCAAGTGCTTCTTTCTTTGTTTTTCTTTTAGCACCACGTAAATCGGCATCAGCACCGTAATATGTACCTTTACCTTTTCCGATGTATGAATTAACTCGAGCCATTCCCCACTGCTGTGGTGTAGTCCCTGGTCTATGACCTGTTCTCCAAGCTGCCATACCTCTATTGTATACCTTTTTTAATGTGCCGTAAGATATACCAGATTTAGCTGCTTTCTTTTTTAAGCCTTCATTTTCGAGTAACTCCTCGAAAGCTTTTTCATAAGTTGAAAATTTAAGCATCTGCTTTACTCCTATTTTTAATTTTTCTTACTTTGGCTCGATCTAACATTCTGGCATGTTTCATCTTATCGACCATTTTTTCTCTTTCAATTTTTTTCTTTGCAATCTCTACTGCATCTTCACCATACATTCTTCTATACTTTAAAGTATGTTTACTTGGTTTTGTTTTTGCTCTTGCATCACCAGGCGCCGGTTTGTAAGCTGCAGGATTATCGTCATCATATTTTGAATACTTTTTAAAATGTGCAAGTCTTTTCTTCTTAGTTGATTTAGATAGTCCACCATAGTAAGGTGCAGGTTGTGTACCCGGTGCTTTCTTAACATCCGGATCTTGCCTGACTTTTTGGTTTCCTTCTTTTTTCTTTTCAACTAATTCTACGTCGTCAATCCATTTTCTATAAGACCTACCGTTTTGCTCAACAATAACATAATTACTTCCAAGACTGGTAACACTAGCGAGTTCGTCACTGCCCATGAAAGTAACACGATCACCAATATCAAAAAGGTGTCCTTTAACATAGTCCTCTCTTTTCTCGGAGACAGGCTCAAATATTAATTTGTTCTGAAAGTGTTTTTGCTCTTTTAATCCCATTCCTCTTCTTACTTCGTTGTATACTTTTTTAGCTTCATTATTAGAAACACTTCTTGGCAATCCTTGTGAGAACTGTGTGAAATCTCCATCACCTGCAAGTTTTCTCATCTTTGATGCTGACATGCCTGAAACATCATCTGCATCTGGATCACGGTCTCCGGCTGAAATTACATTTATTTTATTAAACTTATAAAGTCCATGCCTGCCTTTAACGCCGTTATATTTTTCCAATAATTTTTTAAACTCATTAGTTCTATCTGAACCAACTACCATATTAATATTCTTGTATCCTTCATCATATAATTTAGTCGCCGCATCAAATACATTCTTTATTTTTTTATCAAGCATTACACTTCTTGCATGCTTTGGAAAAAACTTTCTGACAGTTTTGACTTTGTAATTATAATCTAAAGGGTTCTTCTTATTATCGGTAGACTGTGACAAATAAACTCTATATGGATTTCTTCCAGACTTCTTTGAAAGTTCATTCATTAATTTTTCATGTCCGGATGTAGGTGGATTCATACGACCGAACGTGAAGAATATAGTCTTGTCTTCTTCAATAAGAAAAGATTTAAATGAATTTATCATTAACCCTTCTTTCTCTGTACTTCTTTTTTACGTACGTCTTTAAATATTCTTTTAGCTATTCTTTTAATTCTTTGTTGTAAAGCTGGCTTATCGAGTCTCTTCTCAATCTCTTGTTTTCTTGCAAATGATAGCTCACCTTTTGGTATTCCACGAGTTAATCTTTTAGCAATCTGTTGCCTCGCTTGTCTCATTGCTCTTTTTTCAAGAGTCTTTTTATTAGCCATCTTTCTTCTTGCTCTATCACGGCCAATTTTAATTCTTGTCTTTAAACGCTTCATAAGTCGAGAACGTTTCATTCTTTGTTGTAAGTTTAAAGCTTCATCAACTTCAACTTCTTCTTTATGAATATCCATTCTAGTTCCTGATGGAGTCTTAACGTAATTCTTTACTTTATAACCATGCTTCTTTGCAAAGTCTTGACCATCTTTCTCTTTGTGATAACTTTTCATATGTAAATGTAAATGTTTATCACCAGATTTTTTAATCATACTTGGAATTTTCTTAACACTCATACTTCCGTCTGAATGTGTTTGAGCATCACGGTGTGCATCGTCATGATTTATAGCTTCTTCGACTTCTTCTCTCGGATACATTCTAAATACTTTAGCACGAGCTTTATCTAAATACTTTTTCTTATTCATCATATAGTCTCTTGGATTCTTTGCAAGAGTTTTAGCGTGTTTAATTATGTCTGTAGGTTTAGTTGGTTTAAGAACAGAGGCTTCTTTCTTAATAACTTCTTTATCAGTCTTAACCATTCTAATTCCAACCTTACCATCGGGCTTCATGTATTTTTCTGGTTTTCTATCGGCACTTTGTACAGCATCTTTCATTTGAGTAATAGCTTTCTTACGCATAAATTTACTTACGCCTTTTTTACCTTTTGCTGGGACTTTTAAGTTTGGAAGTTTTTTATCAGACTTCATTGAGAGTTCTTTGACTTCTTTACCCTCATTACCGTGATATTGTTTCTTACGTTTTTGTGCGTAATAGTTAACTGCATCATCTTCGCCCGGTCTATATCTTGCAGACGTAAAATGTTTAAAATCTAATGGTGCCATTAGTTCCTCCCCGGCTTATCCCATCCTTTTAATATATCTGGTGAAAAGTTTGCGTATGAAAATTCCATACGATCCACAATTTTCACTGCATCACCACCAAGTTTGTCAATAGCTACATAACCTTCTTGACCAGTTGTCTTATAACCATTACGAGTTTTTAAGAATGTCTGTGCGCTATTTAACTTATTTAATATATTTATAATTTTTAATTTTGCTAGAACTATAGATTTCTGCAATTCGAACATCATTTCTAAACTAATTTTATTTTGTGGTGAAAAGAATTTAAGTATGTCATTTAGTTTTTGCACTTGAACTGATTTACCTTTTTCAGTCTTTCTTTTATCTATCTCTTTTTGAAACTTCTGTTTTATGTGAGTTATTAACTTCGCAACGTGGGCTTTGGTATTACCAATGACTTGACCTTTTCGTACAAAAGTATTATTAAACGTTTCAATAAGTTGAGCAAGATCTTGATTGCTTTCGAGAGTACGTAAGGTAGTACCAGAAATTTTATTAAAAATCCTGCCAGCATTGCTAAGATATGCATTAACTTCCTCCGTATCTTTTTTAGTCATAGTAAACTGAGTCATATCTCTTAACATTGCATCTTGTGACCAAACATTTTTACTATTGCGAAACTTACTAGTATCAACGCCGTATGATGCTTTCATGTTTTCAAATTTATTTCCCGTATATGTAGTATGCCACACTATACCAATCTTTGCAGCTCGTACTTTCTTTGCAGCTTCGGTGCCTGATGGTATTGCATATACAATAGTGTTGGGGTGAAAGGTAACATAAGGTTTGCCTTTAAGTTTTTTTGTTTTAACATCACTCGAATCAAATAAGAAGTCACCTTGTATCACACCTTTGATACCGAGTTCTGGTAAATATTTCAATGCAGCTTTTAATTTTGTACTAAGATCACCGCTAGTATCAGCATCAACGTCAGCATCAGTCTTGTATACTTTTGGAGTGGCGTTGAATATTCCTTTTTTAGCAACAAAAAATTTACCATCACGAGGATCGTTACCGCAAAAAATAGCTGGAGCTCCATCCCATTTGACACTGACATTTCCATCTTTAACTCCTGCTAACATATCTCTTAATGAACGTAAAGCGAGTATAGCTTGTCTTGTTCCATCAACTCCACCATAAAGAACTTTGTCCTCAATGTGAGTCATGTGAGTATTTTTTTGTTCTGATATAAATTCTTTAAAATTCATTACTGATAAACCTTTGCATATATTGATGATGCTTCAAGAGTTGATCCAGCATAATTTACCATGTCGGTTATAACTAGGTCTGCTTTATTTTTATTAGCAACTAATGCATGGAGAACATATATTCCTGCAATCTTACTGTGAATCTCTGCATCACGTTTTTCACTAAAACCTCTCATCCATTCTTCTTTGGTAACCTGTGGATGTATTTTTTTTACCATATTATATAATGGCATTGCTAAACGAGATTTTTCACCTCTTTGTTTTAACTCTTTTGCTTGTGATTTTAAATCTTGATTACTTGGTAAGGTTATATTCATTCTATTTTTTATAGAATCAGTTATTTCTTTATAACCACCTCCACCGCCACGTGCAGTTTTAAGTTTCAGCTCAAATGTAAGTGCGGCAAAGTCTGCTTTATTACGTATTGCTGCGCTTCCACCGTTAAATTCTACATTTGAACTTTTACTTCTCCAGATGTCACCGCCTTTACGTTTAAACACCGCCATTGAACTACCACTGATAAATTTATAGGTGTATCGCTTTGCATCTTTATTTTTTATTTCAAGTTTTAATCCATTTTCTGCAGTTACTTTTTTTAATGATATGCCCATTAATTTTCTTGCATTGAACAATTCTATGAGTTTTAAATTAAGTTCTTGTATTGAAGTGTTTGGAAGTTTTGAGGCTATTGATCTATCGGTTGTTGCCCATATATCTCCAGGGTTCCATTTATCATTTTCAATTTTTGTCATATCAGAATTTTTAACTGCAACATCTTTTACTTTATAAATGTCATTCATTACTTTATCATTACGATGAAACGTCATTTTATTATTAATCAATCTATCTTTAACTAATCTTTTTGCCGTCCAATAACCTGAATAATGCCATGAAGGATCTAGCTCCATGATCTGTTCAAAGGTTGCACCGACTACACCGGTTCCATTATAAGCTTTTTGTAGATCTGAAGGTTGTATTGATTCAAATGAAGCTTTTGGATTATTGACCATATGTTCACAATAAACACATTGCATAATTTCAGCTCTTGCTGTTTGAGCTTCACCACCTCCGCGACCTCCACTATCACCGCCAAAGACTTTTGACTTACCTATTTCATTTGATTTAATTGTGCCTTTATTAGTTTCAAGATCTTGTGTCTTTTTTTCTTTTTCTAATCTATCTACAGCTGCTCTATTTTCCGGTGTGTTTTTAACTACAACTTCAGTTCCGTCAGTTTTTGGCATAGCTTCACCAGATTTCATCAACAATCTTAATATGTCTATACGATCTACTTTTGTGTTTGAGTTAATTTTAGCCCACTCGCCGGGAGGCATAGCTGATAACTTCATGCGCTCCTCCAAGTATCTCATGTATGTTTTGAATTTTAACATACTTCTATTTATAATAGTTCAGAGCTTAAAAAAGCGCCCTTATGGACGCTTATGTATATTGTGCAGATATGTTCTACTAGAAACGACCTAATAGTCTTGCTATATGATGAACCCATGGTAGTAACATTATTGCCATAAATAAGTTTGCGCCACTGTGTGCCAATGCTATTCGTAGAGTATCGCCTTTCGGCATTCCGTCTGATACAAAGAAACCTGCGAGCCATATCGTACCAGTAGTTCCTATGTTTGCTCCAAGAACTGCGGCAATGGCTGCTGGTAGTGGGAGAGCACCACTTGCAACGAGAGCTATGATTGCAGTGGTAGATAATGATGAAGATT